TTTGCACGAGTGTGCAATCTACGACTTGACTCACATACTCAACGTGAGACACAAGAAATTGCTAAACAAATTAGCAACAACATGAAAGAACTTTTCCCTGTATCATGGGGAGTATTAGTAAATGAGCCTAACAATTAACGAACTGTTCGACAGACTAAAGGAACTAGATGAACTATCTATTCTAGAAATTCTAAACATTACATCTGAGGATATTATACAAAGATTCCAAGATGAAGTTGAAGAACGTTTTGATAACCTAGTTACAAAGTTTGAAGATGAAGATAACGAGATCATGGGTCGGGAAGAAGGAACCTACGAATCCTAACCTAAAAGAAGCACACATTCAACGTAAGCATAAACGTACACTACTACGTGAACTGCAACATGAAGAATGGGAAAAAGAACTTAACGATTTTAAGAAGAACAATAATGCAAATTCAACGATTCAAAAATAGCTTTAGCGAAAACATTTTCCGTTTTAAATATGCACAAGGTCCCGAAGATACTTGGGATGCACTAGCTGATCGTCTAGTAGAAGATGTATGTGGTTCAAGGTGGGGTAAAGATCGTCCGCTGATGTCAGAGGACGAACGTACACAACTTGCACAATACATTAAAGAGTTTAAATTTGTACCCGGTGGTCGATACCTATGGTATGCTGGTCGTAAAAATAGCTACTTCAATAACTGTTTCCTGCTACGTGCAGAGGAAGATACGAGGGAAGAATGGGCAGCTCTAACTCAACGCGCAGTAAGTTGCTTAATGACGGGTGGAGGAATCGGCATCGACTACAGCATTTTGCGTCCAAGTGGGAAGCCTTTGAGCCGCACAGGGGGTTTATCCAGCGGTCCAATTCCTTTGATGCAGATGATCAACGAAGTGGGTCGGGGAGTGATGCAGGGCGGGAGCCGACGGAGTGCAATCTACGCAAGCCTTAACTGGTTACATGAAGATATCCCTGCATTTCTAAATGCAAAGAATTGGGATGAAGAAACCAAGGCACGTAAAGACAAAGACTTTAATGCTCCTGCACCATTGGACATGACCAACATTTCTGTTAACTACGATGACAAATGGTTGTACAATGCAGATCGTGCAAAGCTACACACATTTGTACAGAACTGTCGTCAAGCAATGATGACAGGTGAACCCGGCTTTAGCTTTAACTTTGGTGATAAACAAAATGAAACACTTCGCAATGCTTGCACAGAAGTTACAAGTGCGGATGATTCTGACGTATGCAATCTTGGTTCAATCAATATGTCTAATATTAAAGATTTGGAAGAATTCAAATCTATTGTATCCTTGGGAAGCAAGTTCCTCGTCTGCGGCACTCTCCGCGCTGATCTACCCTACGACAAAGTTAGTAAAGTGCGGGAAAAGAATCGTCGTCTTGGATTGGGACTTATGGGTATTCACGCATGGTTACTCCAACGAGGATACGACTACGAAGTAACACCAGAACTCCATGAATGGTTAAAGGTATACAAAGATGAATCAGAAACAGCAGCTAACGAACACTGTGAGAGACTCTATATTAGCAAGCCTGTCGCGTATAGAGCCATTGCCCCTACTGGATCAATTGGCATTCTTGCAGGAACTACAACAGGCATTGAACCACTTTTCGCGGTCGCTTATAAAAGACGTTATCTCACAGACGGAACAAAGTGGAAGTACGAATACGTCGTCGATACTACAGCAGACCAGCTAATCAAAGAGTATGGTCTAGATCCTAACAAGATTCAAACAGCTTATGGTTTAAGTCATGACTTTGAAAAGCGAATCAAGTTCCAAGCAGACATTCAAGATTACGTTGACATGTCAATCTCATCGACAATTAATCTACCTGCGTGGGGAAGCAAAGGAAATTCTGAATCAGACGTGGAACGATTTGCTGAAACACTGTCTAAGTACGCCCCTCGCTTACGGGGATTCACTTGTTATCCAGATGGAAGTCGTGGCGGTCAGCCTCTAACAGAAGTACCTTATGAAGAAGCTATCAAACACAAAGGTGTTGTCTTTGAAGAGAACGTAGATCGTGCTTGTACTTCAGGAGTATGTGGTATATGAGTTTATTTCAAATACAATTTATTGCAGGAGCAATGCTTGGTATAGAGTTCCCTCCATGCGATGAAGATGAATCGTTCGTAATGACAATTGATTTGTTGTTCGTTCGTATTCACTATGTAAAAATTAAAGACTAGAAACACAAAGCCCCCAAGGACAAAATCCAAGGGGGCTTTTTTTATTTGCGCTTTGGTGGCATCTTGCCACGTTTCTTACCACATCCCATAACAACTCCTTAATAGAAAATGTTCTGACCTTGCATAGTGTTCATAGTAGTTTCATCTGTTTGACCAGTATAAAACTCTTGTGGACCTACGTAAGACAGTGGGTTATTTACCTTAGCTACATTGCCTTTATCGTAAGCAGTCTCTGGTGTACTAGCAAGGAATGGTGTACTAATATTAGCAAGTGACCATGCTTCGTTAGTTAACACATCAGGAGTACCACGACCAAAAGCAGTTTGATAAAGTTCATAAGGACTAACAGCACGTAATGGATCACCATAACCATACTCTGGAAATGGAGGACGATCTGGTTCTACAGGACGTTCAGGTAATGGACTACCAGAGTAGTACGCCTGATTATACGCTTCAGCATCACGTTGATACGCGTCCATTAAACGGTTAAAGTTACCGTAGATATCTAGTAAAGTGTCTGCCATATTATTTCCTTAACATTGATTCAATGGTCTTTGTTTTTTCAGCACTAGCAGAACTACTACCAAAATAGTATCCAATTATTTGTGTATCTATAGCACTAAGTACACCCAAAATGTAAATAATGATATCTTTGTTTGCATTTGAAAATACGCTAGTGTCAAAAGCAACAATATAAAACAATACAAAGCTAAGAAGGATAGTACCAAGGGCAAGAATAGTTGGCGTAATACGAGCAATGTACGGCGTGTTATCGGATGTAGCAACCGCCGCTTCACGTTTTCTAGCAGAGTCACGATCTTCTACTTCCTTTGCAAACATTGTTTCAGAGTGTGCTAACTCAGCAATAATTAAGTTAGCTTCAGCTTTCTGTTTCTCTGTAGCGTCAGGCCATATACGATCTACTATCTTACTACCAAAGTCTATAGCTGCACTAATAGGATCAAATGCCATTAGTAGTTCTCCTCACTTTTTTGTAGCCAGCGAGGAACACCTTGAACACCTTTACTCCATTGACCAGATTCTTTAGCCTGTCGTAGTAGTTCCAGTGCAGCCTGTTCTACTTCAGCTTGTGTCTTGTACTTTGCAGCTAGATCACGACCAATCGCATTGTTGTGTAGATCCATATCCATAGCAGCACCGTGAGGTTCAAATGGATAAAATAAATATTCATGACCAGTTGTAAATATATTAGCTAATGTAGGACCATACTCACGTGCATATTGAGCAGAACCAATAATATGACGTAACGCATCAGCCTGACCATTATGCTCACCAGTAACACCAAGTTCCTGTGGTCTACGATTCTGATATTTAATTGTATCTAATAGACCTAGCTTATCTGCTAACTGACCTTCATACTTACGAACTGTTTTTATAATATCTTCCATTATTTGCAATTCCAAGCACGTAATGATTTATTAATACGACTGTTAGGATCTTTAGCTGTTTTAGCAGAAGTAAGTTTCTTTTTCATACCTGTCATACGTGCACAGAAACTAGCCTTACGTCCAGCATCTGCTTTAGTCTTAGGCTTAGGTGCAGGAGGTTTTAGATTGCCACCAGTTGCTTTATTGTAACTAGCACGACCTTTAGCGTTAAGACCGCCTTTAGGATTCTTACCTTCTTTACGTTGCCATGCAGGAGATTTAGCCATAATTAATCCACCAATTCAAAGTGAGGTCCATCTTTAAAGGTAGCCCAATCGCCACCCCATTTGATGTTAATATCTAGTTCAGCAGCAGCTTGTTTAAATGCCTTAGCAATTTTCTCATAGAGAGGCCAATCCCAAGCTACCTTACCATTAACATAAGCTACAACATCTACAGCTTTACCTTCTAGATGTTTGGAGCGAAGGGTGCGAGAAGCACCAGCCTTGACCAGTTCTTTCTGGCGTTCTAGTGTTCTCACCCCTTCTGTAATACCAAAATCCACAGGACTTAGCTGAAGTGCAAGTGTAGCTACCCGAATTAAACGTTCATCTACACCATCTAACTTAGTGTTAGACTTCTCGCTAAATGCATATGTCATTTGTTATACTCCATCATTTCTTGTAATCTACGTTGTGATTCAAAACCAGTACCTTTACCCTTAGCACCTAAAACAAAACGTTCTAAGAGACTACGTTGACGACCAGACAGTTCGCTCATTAACTGTTCTTGAATTGAATCTGGTTTAACACCAAGTTCTTCAAGTTTGTTTAATGCTTTAATACGTCTATCATCATCACCCTTAGACATAGCATCACCAAGAATATCAATTTGTTTTCTAATCTTATCTTGACGAGTCTTTGTTTCTTCAGAAAGTAGTTGGTATTGTTTTGATTCTGTTGCAGCTTCTTGTGTGCGTACACCAGCATAACTAGCTAAACGCTCTTTACCAGTTTGTGGTACTAGACCTGCACCAGATGATGTTGGAACCATTGCACGTTCTGTAGCACCAAACTTAACATCTTCTGCTAAACCTGTCATCCAACCCTTAGGAAGAATACCAAGTGCAGCAGCACGATACTCAGCATCGGATACTGAACCACCTGCTTTGTACTTAACCATTGTCAATGCATTCTCTAAGGTTTTACCACCAGCTTTAAACGCAGGGAATAAATCCATAATAGAAGCATCAGCTTGTGCCATACCAGCAATTAGTGGGCTAGTACGTAAGCTAGAACCTAAGTCAAATCCAGTATTAATCAATGGACCAAAAGCCAAAGAATCACTACCAGATTTCATAGCTAGTTCTACAATGCTAGGCATAACATCTTCTAGACCAGCAGCCTTACGAATAAACTCATACTCAGCCACAAGTGGTGCACCAATTACACCGCCCAATGCAACAGAAACTAAGAACGATGCAGCTAATGGTTTCCAATTACCAGTACGTTTACCTAAAGCAAAGTCAGATACAAAGTTACCCCACTGTGCTTGAGAGAATGTATGTAGTGGAGCCATAGCTTCACCAATAATACCCATCTTTTTAAGGAATGGAGCACGGTAACGCTTGCCATATCGAACCATAGTAGCATCAGTTGATTCTGCTACCTTTTGATACAAAGCTTTACCTGTATATCCAAGTTCAGAATAATGAGCATACATCATAGCAGATGTCCAGTAACGTGAGAAACTATCTGCCATACTTGACGGAGTTTCACCAGTTAATATTTGAACAATCTTATGTGGCATTGATCCTTCTTTAATAAATTTAACTAAAGGTAGACTTGTAATTTCATTTACCAAAGATGGATGATATACGTTAGTGTTTTGTGATAACCAATAAACACACTTCATAAAATCTTCGCTAGGATGTACCATATTATATGTACCAATACCAGCAGATTTTAATGAGTCTACTAAACTAGCTTCACGTAGTAGATGTCGCAACGCCAAAGGAGAACTTAGTACTTGGCTAATCCAGAACCCTGCTTTCATAGTCAATGCTTGAATATAAAAGAAGTGTGTGCCAACACCAGTTAAACGATCATAGAAAGGAATCTTAGATTCTTTACCTACAGCCTTTTGATATAGTTTATCAAACACATCACGAACCATAGCATCAAAGCCGGGAGTCCAACCTTCAACACGATTTAATGCTGTATCACGAATAAGTTTAGCAGCATAAAACGCATTAGGATGCGATTGATCTAAACCATTTGGTGTGTTAATTAATGGATTAGTTTCACGTGAGATAAGAATTTTACGAATAGTGCCAGCATAATCTTCAGCAGAAGATTTAATAGCTTCCTTAAAACTTAAACCACGTAAGTCATCATCAGCAAAAATCTCTGTACCCTTGTAACCAAGAATATTAGAACGTTGCTCATGGTGTTTACCAAGCTTAGGTTTACTTTCTAAACGATCAAGCAAAGACTCTACAACATCAAACGCTTCGCTTTGACCTTTTTTACTTAGTTCAGTTAGAATAGCAGAAGTAATAAACTCACGTTGCTCCATTTCAGCACGAGTATCTGGGTTCTTACCTGTATTAATTTCAAGGTTTTTGTATTTACCAGATTCTTGTACTAACTTAGCAACACGTTTAGCTTCCATAGCTGTGCGTACTTGTTGACGATAAACAACAACACCATTGTATTTAAGTTCTACAAAGTGATCGCCTTGTCGTACAGATGGATACCAACCTTTACGTTGTGGTAAGTTAATACCTAGCTTAGTTACTTCTTCCCACTGTCGTCTAAACATATCAGACAAAACAGTAAATGCTTGTTTCTGCTCATCGTTTAATAGATGACCATACTTTTGCAATGTTTGTGGGTAATCAAGACTTTCTTCAAAACCCAATCTAAACACACGTTCAATAGGAGCATAGTCTTTGTTAGGCATACGTTGTAAAATAACAGCAACAGAATCCATGTTCTTATAATGCTGTAGATTTTTTACAAATCCTTTGTATACAGAATCTGCTCTCCAATTTGCATAGTCAACAACACCGTGCAACAAAGCTTTTGAGATTTGATCTGCTTTGTAGTCAGCATTATTAATAGCACGAGCAACAGCTTGAACAAGTGGTACTTGAGTTAAGACTTGACGAATCTGATCAAAGCCAAAGAAGTTAGTTGCAAATTTAGTAGCTAACCAGCTAGGATCTTCAGTTGCTTTTTGTTCTTCAACTACTTTATTCGTGTCAACCGGAACAAAATCTTTATCAGTTTTAGTTTTAAAGTAATCGTGTACCTGACGCTGTGCTTGTTCTAGGTTTATGTTATTTATTTGAGCACGTTGATTCTCATTTAAACGATGGTCTATTTGAGACTTAATACTTTGTGCATCCATATGTCTAGCAGCAACAGACATAAACTCAACATTGCTAGTTAAAATATCATTAATAGCTTGTGTTGTGTAATCTTGTTTGCTAACAAGGATACCCATGCCACGTAGTTTTTCATAGATAGCATCTGTAATCTTACGTAGACCTGTGTACATTTCACGTAAAAATGGATTGTCAGGTAGCTTACCAGAGTTGATAGCACGGTTAAATGCCTCAGCAAAGTACTCAGGAAAATCATCGTAGTATCCAGCTTTGCGTACAAAGTTTTCACCTTCTAGCTTTTCTGGTAATGGCATAGATGAAATAGTACGTAAACGTTCTACACCACCAATACCTTTATACTTATCAAACTCTATCATTAAACGACGAATAGCAGAACTATCTGTACCATAAGCTTGTACGAGTTTAGTCATATAAAAATGACCATACTCATGTCCAATGTTATGTACTAAAGCTGCACGTGTTACATCTTCAGGTCTAAACATACGTTTAACAGAGTCAAACGCAGATCTACGAACATCAGATACAAACATAACAGCAGTATTACCTACTGCATGAAAACTACCTTTAGATACATTAGGTGTTTGAATAACAACAATCTTATCTTTTTGACTAGTGATTTTGTGTAGTGTATCTAATGTAGATGTGATTAAATCTTTATTAGATTTTAAACCAACAAAATGAATACCACCCTCATTATTAGCATAAATAGCAGCAACACGAGAAGCAATAGCTGCTGGTTTATCTTCAGCAGAAATGTTCTTATCAGCTAGTATTTCATTAATTGCACGATTAGCTAGAACAGTTTGGTTTTCTTGTGGGATAACTGCTGTTTTCTTTTCATTGGCAATTAGCTTTTCAGTGTCTGAAATACGATTATGCCAATCGTTCATACGATTTTCAACACGCTCACGTTGTGCGTATAGATCATCTAAGTACGGACTAGTAGAACCGCTTTCTTCATGCTGTGCAATACGCTCATTAATACCTTCTAATACTTCAGTATCATCTGCAACTTTAGAATTTAAACCGTCAAGATGATCTTCCCAATATGAACGTGGTTCTGGTTGAATAATCTTATTGTCAGGAATACCATCAATCTCACGATCCATTAACTGCAAATGCGGTGGAACATCAGATTCTGGATTAACCCCTTCTACGCGCTCATCAAAGTCAGAACGAGGTAAGGTATCACCAGTAGGTTGTTCGTCGATTCTAGACCCCTCTGCGTCAGTTTTAGCGGGTGTTTCACCAGCTACTCTACCAGATGGTTCTCCTGTTTCACGAACACTTGGCGCAATCTTAGCACCGGGTGCTGCATTAAGAGCAGCTAGTTTTTCTTCAGCGCGAGATAGTTCAGACTCAAGTTTTAATTGTTCGTCTAAAACTTCAGTAGGAACTTCACCATCAACACGTTGTTTATCAATTTCCATAAGTCGCGCTTGTGCACGATCACGTTGAAACTCAAAATGTTTAATCTGATCTTCAATAAAAGTACGCTCATTCTCTTCCATACGTAGAGATTCTGGTGTACTTTCTAACTTGCCTTTAGTTTCAACTGCTGGTTTATTACCTAAACGACGAGGACCAAGTGCACCAAAGACTGCACCAAGACCAGCTTGTAATCCCATATTTGTAGGATCAAATTGTTCTTGTTGTAGTGTTGGGTAATCTTGAAGTAGTTTATTTTGTGCAGCAATTTCAGCTTCAGACAATGGTACATTAATAGCTGCACCACCTGCCATACGTTTAAGAATACCGCCACCCAAAGAAGCGGGTGCACCAACACCAATTGCTCCCATAGCACCAGTAGTCATTGCAGATTTAAGAGCAAGATCTTTATTACCAGTTGCATCAAGAACACGTTGATACTGTTCTGCACCCATACCACCGCCAACAGGTACACCACCAAGTGCTGTTTCAACACCCATAGTACCAAGTACACCCATACCAGCAGTAAGTGGTGCAGCGGCTACCATACCGGGAGCAGCAGCAATAACACTAGGAATTAGTTTACCAGCACCAGTAGCAATAGGGTGTTGTTCAGAAGCTATTTCTTCTGCTTGTCGTGCTTTAGTTTGTGACTCTGCTACATCACCACCAAAGAAACGACTTAAACCCAAAGCAGATCCTAAGAAACCAGCACCCACAGCTTCACCAGTAGAAACTTCAGGTGTTGGTATTTTAGGAGAAACAGTTTTAGGAGTTTTTAAAATATCATTTTCAATAGCTTTTGTAATATCCTCTGGGGACATCGTATCTGGAAAGGTAACACTCCCCACATTTGGAATATTTACAACTGGCATAAAGCCTCCTAAAAATAATTAACGCTGAACTAATCCTTGACCGGGAACGTAATCATAGTTGCCACCGCCTGTACCTGTGGTAGATTTTAATCCTAGTTGTTTACCAACAGAACCACGCACAGTAGTTAAATCATCTTCAACAAGTTTCTTACGATCTTCTAGTGCAGATTTAAATCCAGACTTAGCTTTTTCTACATCTGCTGTACTTGGATTTTTATTGCCACGTTTAATTAGATCTTGCATAATAGCATTGTCTAATTCTTTAGTTTCCAATTGACGTAGATTTGTATTAAGATTGTCTAACTCTTGGCGTAACTGATTTGAGTACTGAATCATTTGACCAGTTAATGCTTTGTTTGCAGCAGCAGCTTGTACACCAGCGGACATACCAGCACGTGCAGTATCACCCTTTTCTTTGAGTAAAGTACGTTCCATAGCAGCAGTATCCTGCATACCTTGAATCTTCTCTGCACCAATTTGTTTAGCACTACGAGTCATAGCTACTTCAGTACCCTGAATAAACTTATCAAGAGCACCACGTGGATCGCGCATAGCATACTGACCAAACTCAGAATTAGGGTCCATCTTCAATGCACTTAAAGCTTGCATTACAATTTGACGTTCTTTGTTAGGATCACCCGCAGCAGCATCAAGTTGAATCTTTACACGATTAGCAGCATTTAGTGTTTGTTGAAAATCACTAGCTTGATATTGGTTACTTAATTCAATAAGAGTATTAGCAGTCTTTTGTTGTAGATAGTTAGGATCTTGCATAAGCATTGCAGCTTCTTGCCCTTTAAGGGCTTCTGCTGGCATTTGCATACCTTTCATTAGGTTTGCAAGACCCTGCGACTCTGCTTCTAATCCTGCTTGCTGACCCATAATAGTAGCAGCAAGACCAGTACCCATACGATAGTTGGTTAATGGTTGCATATTAACCTCCTATTATGCGTATAGGGAATAGAGTGATAGTGGGGTAGCCATAGAAGCTAGACCACCAAAGATATCCGCAGTTGGGCTATATTGTTGTGCACCCTGTAGTGTCTGTAGTGCAGTACCATAAGATGGACGAGGCATACCTTGACGATAGGCACCTAGGTTTTGTAGCTGATTCATCATTAACTGATTGTAAGCAGCACTACCAGCGGTACGACGACCAGCGGCAGCATTAGCAGCAAGAATCTTTTGTAGAGCAGCACTACGTGTGGCAGCCGCTTCAGGTGAACCTAGATAACCTTGTGGGTTTTCATAAGTACCACGCATTAGATTCTGATAGTATTGATTTTGATCTTGTTGTTGATTATAAAGATCCATCAATGCCTGTTTGTTTTGTTGTGTTTCTGGTGCAGTAGCAAGAGCACCTAGGGCTTTAATACCACCACCCATTAGCTGTGCCTTACCTTGCATTTTTAGATAATCTTCAAGACCCATTTTAGTTCCTGTTCCAGTTGTAGTTGGTGCCACAGTTGGTGTTGATTGTGTTTTGTATAAATCCGCTGCTGTTTTATTTGTCATCTCTTCCCAATTTTTAAAATTTTGAGAATCGACCGATTCAGTGGGATATGTGCCAACTTTATTATAAGTTGTTGATAAACCACCATCACTAACAGTGCCAGTATCTGGATTAATATTTAAACCACCACCTTGTAAAGATGTTAAATCTTTGGCAACGGCATCGGCATTTGCTGCATATGTATTAGCCCAAGGAGCAGTTGCAGATTCTGTTGGAAACGTTTGACCTGTCATGTTATAGGTAGTTGTTTGACCAGCATTGGAAACAGTACCTGCATTTGGATCAATATTTAATCCTGAAGTTGTTGATGCTGTAGGACCACTAATAGATTGTTGTACACTAGAAGCAGCATCGCCAGTAGTTAAACCAGAAGGTGCATTTGGATCTGCTGTAATTGTTGGTGATCCTGTTGGAGCAGCTTCACCGGTTACTGGATTAACACCAGCTTCTGTACCACTCTGTAGATAACCACCAGCAGCACCCAATGCAGTACCTGTTACACCACCTGTTAAAATGTTCTTAAGGTAATCTTGTCCGGTACCACCGCTTAGTGCAGTACCTAGTGCGCCAGCAGTAACACCACCCGCTGCACCACCAAGAGCACCTGCGGCAGTAGAACTTAATGCTAAACCACCAGCACTACCAGCCCAAGAACCAACACCACCAGTAACTGCGCCAGATACAGCACCGACTAATGCACCTTTCCAAAGCGCATCACCTCTACCACCAGAAGCATACGTAGCAACAGCACCGACACCGGCACCAATAGCAGCACCAATAGCAATGGTTGTTAAAGTTGCAGCAGCCATTATTTACCCTTTCTTAATATGTGCTCTCTCAACAACGGAGTAGCCCATCTTTTTAAATAACTTATCTGCGGGTGCTTGATCTTCAATAACTAGATCAGACATAATAAGTGTTGTCACACCACGCTCTAAAGCCCAATTTTCAAATGCTTTATATAACCGAATTCCTACCGGACTCTTACGATGTTTTTCTTCTACCCACCAAGCCATCTCTGATGCAACAGGAAGACCATTGTTAAACCACACAGTAGTCATAGTTCCTGCTAGTCCTGCAATAATTCCATCCTCGTCATGTTCTGCTACGTACAAAAAACCAGACAGTAATAACTGTGCTAGTTTACTTGCAGCAGATTCTACATCATAAGGAACATAGTTCTTAAATGCAGAATACTGATAAAACTTCTCACCCATCATGGCAAGAACAGGTACATCATTAATATGTGCTTGGCGAATAGTATACATGTAATCCTCTTAGGATAGGTTTTCTAGTTTATACAAAGTCTTTAAATATAAACTTGTTAGTTCGTCTACGATATTTTCTAGTGCTGCAACATTACGTGCAATCTTACTACGGTTCTTAGCAATCCATGCTACATGATCACTTAGACATTTAACACAACCATTATGATGTGCTTCTTCAAGAGGAATGTCCTTAATAAGACCAAAGTTACCTTGATAACATTCAATAAGATTATCTAAGATGTCAATAGTCTCATCGTAAAAATCACCTAGTGCAACATGCTCTGCGTAAGACTTTGTTTTCCAGTGTGCTATGTGTGTATTGTTACGTGCCACAAACACTTTGGCAATTAGTTCTTCAATCATATTTATCTTTCAAAGTATATATGAGTATTGTACCAGATTTATACAACATTGTCAACCAGCCAAAGTTAGACGATATGCTGGAAGTGTTACAGTACCTGCGGTAGTACCCGGTAGATCTGTAGTCTTTAATGTCACAGTTGCATCACCCCAAAGATAGTATCTAATCTTTGTACCCATAGCATAATATCTAGAACCTACAATAGTAAGTTGTGTTTCTGTACCATTAATAAGTTCTAATTGTCTTGCACTATATCTAGCAATCACCCAAGTGCTACCACCATCTGTAGATTCCTCTACATAGAAATATACTTTCTTATTAGCAGCCGAAGGAGAACAGTTAAATGTATGTGATAAAGCATACGAACCACTTACATTGATAGTAAGAACACCTGTAGCATTATCATAACTCATACCCTGTTCTGTTACTACAGAAGGTGATGTAAATATTGTGGGTGTTGTAGGTAATGCTGTGGATGCAGCAGTTAGACGAATCTCACCATTTGGAAACCAAGGTAGTCTATCAATCTGTACATATATAGCACCAGTGGTTGCACTTACTTCTGTCACATAACCAACTACAATAGCATAGCTTGGTTGTAGTGGAGCAGTTGTAGTATACGCACCAGCAGTTGCAGCAGAGAGATATACTGTAGCACCTGCTGTCATACCATTAGTATTTATATCATGCACAATACCATCAGTAGTAATATAACCATAACCACCAGTATCAATATCTGCTGTACAAATACCAAGTGTTGCTTGACTAGTAGTGCTTGAATCTGCTTTGGCTAATGCTACTGTAGGGAAAGCACCTGATGCACCATTGATATAACAGACTTGACCATTAAGAATAGTGCTACCAGTATTGTTATATACACGAACAATATTCTCTTGTCCTACCTGTACAGTAACATCACTTGCATCGTTGTAATATGCTAATGCTTTATTTACATTATCATAAAACACACGACCTTCAGCATATGTAGGAGATCCACTAGAAGTACTAAAATCTACATTGTCTGTATTAGGTGATTCTAGTGTAGGATTAGTTTTACGTACAAATACTCCACTACCTGTACCTGTATATTCAGGACTAGTTAGATGATAATATTGATTAGAAGCACCACCTTGTATTACTTGTAGATCGTTATGTCTACGAGTAAGAATATCAGTAATGTTAGATCCTGTGAAATCAATTTGACTCCACAGGATTGTACCTTTGTTTACAATATAATCACGTAGCTGACGAAACCAATCTCGCCATGAGTACCCATTAATATCTTCGTCAGGATTAGGCGGTGGTGGTAGTACAAAGTTATTTCGTAAAGCCATGTTAAGCCTTCCAGAGTCTTACGTCAAACTCAAACGCCTCAAATCTTGCAGGTAAACCACCTGAGTATTTAAGATTGAACGCCCTGCGTCTAAAAGAACCCAGATTAGAAAAGTATGCACGTGGATTAAAGTTAAGAGTTCGCCAATCTGACCATGTACGGTAATCATCATCACTCCATCGTAATTGCATTGTGGTATTAGTACCAACCTGATCACAAACTACGTGAATCCCCTGCATTGATTTTAAGTTCATACTGTCAAAGTCATATTTCAAAGTATAAGCTTGCATTTCAATAGGAGTACCATCGTCTGTACCAACACTAGGATCTACATAGTAAATCTTACCTGTTGTTTTACTTTGAATGATTGCTTTACCTGAATCATCGTCTGTCATTTGTAGAACATCAACAGCAGTAGATTCCCACCACATACGTTCTTCTAAATCATATACAAGAGCAAAGTCTGGTAAATAGATTGTGTAAAATAAATGACCATTGGTACGTAGACCAAAGCCAGATACATTCATAATCTCATCGTGTGTTAGTGTATCAATAATACGTTCAATATATTCGTCTGATACTTTTTTAGGTACGAAACCATCAAGCATCCAAACTGCACGACCACCTGACTGTGATTGTCCAATGAACAAACAGAACTTCTCATTTTGATATAAGGCGTAAGGGGCAGCTATACCTACTTGTAATGTGTAGCTTGTGTTGCGCGCTAGGGGTGTTCCTGAGGCATTCCCTGCATCATAGAAGAACTCTGTACTAGTATCACCGAAAGCCACTAGCATGTTGTTCTGACGAGCAAGTGCTTGTAGGTTGTCAGGGAACTGTTCTGCAACAATAAAGTTTACTGGATTCCATGAGTATGGATTATCCACATCACAGTTGTAGATATCAGCAGAATCTGAACCATCAGCTTTCTTTAGGATAAGGAATAGATACCCATCCATAAATGCAAAGCTAGGTTTATGATACTTAGGTGGAGCATCGTCAAGGAATGGTCCTAGACATGTCCAAACAACTTCATTATCTGTTGTGCTTTGTCCTGTAGTAATAGACCAATCAGGTTCAGAACCACCAGACTGACCAGCTACAGAAATACCAAATAGATATGCTGTACCACCAACTGTTACAGAGATTTGCTGTCCAATTTGATAATCATAACTTGCTTGCCAAGCACCAGCATCGTTTAGATAACCTTTAGCTTCCCAAGTAATGTCATTATCAACAACAGTTTCACCAATGAAAATAGGCCATGTTGGTTCTGTGCTATCTGACGTACCAGCATCTAATGCTTGATAGTAATAACCAGTTGCTGTTGTTGGTTTAATACGATCACCAGCAACATATGCTGTACTAGCTTCCCAATCATCAAGAACAAGAGGTACTTGTGTTACAGTATCATCAGCTTCGATAACATAAACATATTCACCATCAGCTAAACAAAGAACGTTACCTTCAGGTACAGTACCAAGTTCAAATGCACATTCACCAGTAGATGTTGTTAGTGTTTTTAAATCTGTAGTAACACCACCACTTGTTGTTTTCTTTAGTTTGTTACCATATACAGTGTAGTAGTTATTATTCCAATACTTAAGACCACGTGCTTCATTGACAGTATCAATAGTAGCAATAGGTGTAATACCGGGACGTTGTACTAAGTATATTTTCTTTTGATCACTAATTGGTGCTTTAACAGATTCAGGATAACAGTTAATAAAACGTTGGTCTGTGTTAGCCTCACCATTACGATTTAAGAAACCGCCGACTAATGGCACTCGCAAAGATTTTAAAGCGTTAGGTTGTGCAGTAGCCACAAGAGCCTCCTTAAAGTGTTACGTGATTCTTAACCCAATAAATAAAACCAAGAATAGGTCCAATGACCCATACAATAAACTGTGCTGTTTTAAACATGCCACGACCTTGTTCAAGGATTTGTTTAATTGCATGGACATCAGATTTAATCTCTGTCAGTTCTTCTAGTGATTGTTCTACTAGAGTAACCCGTTTATCAATCTCGTGAATCTTATTATATAGAGCACCAATATGTTCATCGCTTGGACATTCTTGATGCATCACCATGATCTCCAATCCCGTTGGAAGTACAGTGAATTCTCTTCTGTACCAAAGCTTAGTGCTTCGTTCTTAATTGCTGTAGCTTCTGCAACTAGAGTACGACGAGTTTCAATATCAATATTATATTCACCAGCTAAACGTACTGCTAGACCATACTTGATAGCTTCATACCATTCTTGTGGAAAGTCTGGAGTATCTGTAGCAGAATCAAAATCCTGATAAGGAACTTGTGCTACAATGTAGATTACATTTTGAGCAGCAGCAGTGCTGTCCGGTGTAGGGAATAGTTTGATTTCAGTTGTACTTAGATTTGGATTAAAGAACAACTGAATTGGATTACCAGTAGTACTTTTGTTACCTAGAATGTTGTACTCTTGACGAGAGATCATTCGCATTGGAATATCTACTTGACTAGAAGTCTGACGATTCCATGCTTGTAATGGTTTAAGTAGTTTTGGTGTATCGTATGTGTATGTGTTTTGATTTGCTACTGGTGTAATAGTAACAGTACGAATAGCCCAGAGTGGCATACCATCTGCCATCCATGCTTTAACCATCATATTAAGTGTAGTAGCAGCATCGCTTACCTGTGATGCACTAGGAGTTTCTCCCTGTGCAATAACACCAGCAAGACGCAGTGCACCTGTGATTAGTTGATCACGATTAATGGAGAAGTCATATGTACCTGAAGTAGTCATAGTATCTCCTTAAACGTAGAATTGAACAACAGCATTAACAGGAACTGCTTCTGTAAAAGTCACAGTTGTTTGATTAGTTTCGTTATAGCTTGAACCTAAGATTTGACGAATGCCGTTGATACAAACATTAAGCATGTTAGTACCAGTAGTATAAGTAAACGGAACCGTGAAGATTGTCTGACCTGCTGTAGCAGTTACCTGTCCTTGTGGTCGTGAACCACTAGGTGGAATGTATGAGTAAACAAAATCATTTACATCATTAAGCCACGAGGCTACAACTGGTGTCTGTGAATCGACGAATGTAGTGTTAGCCATTATATTTGATATCCTTGTAAATTATAGCCAGCAGTCATACAACCAGCATAACCAATACCAGCAATTGCAGTACGTGTTGTTGGAGTACAGTATTGTTTTTGCCAGTCTGGATAGTTGTATGTTAAATCATAAATGAATTGATTATAATACGCACTATTATCAGCCTGTGCACAATCTGCTACACCAACATCAGCAACACCACTAGATGTAAGTAAAGAACAACTAAATACATATACATCAGTTGGTCGTGGGCGAGTAAATGGGACAGTAATCTTGTCTGCTCTAGCCTTAACAAAGTCTTGGGGTTGACGCATCTCAAAATCTTCAGGGCAAACAATCAAACCATCCCATCGTTGTTTTGCTTCGCTGGCTTTAATCTTTCGACCACAACTATCACAAATGACATTCCACGATCCGGGTATGTAGTAAAGATCATTGTGATCCATGACTATTACTCAGCTACTTGTTGTTTAGCAGCCTCTTGAGCAGCTTGATAAGCAGCAATTACTTCTGGTGTTTGAACAGCAGCGCAAATTGCTTGTACACGTGGATCTTCTTGTGAATAATCTTGACCGGGTGCTACAACGTGACGATGAAACTTGCCGCTAATTTCTACACCATCTTCACGAATAGAAGTTTTAGTACGTACTTGAACATATCCGTTTTCAAGAGCCTCAACAAGATCTACTACTTCAATTTTTTCTAGCATAATATTTCCTTTGTTTCCAAATAGGTCATCCGACCTGTTATTAAAGTGCTGCAATAATAAATGCTACTAGTTCATCATACCGAACACCAAAACGATTGCCGCTTTCTTTGACAAGTACTTTTTCACCAGTTAATACCTTTTCAACAGTTCCGTTTTCAGTAATAACATTTTCGTACTTTTCTTCGTAAACAGGCTCCCACTCATCATAGCAAAATACACCATATTGATATGGATCAAGACCTTCAGATTCAAAGGCAGCTTTTACATCTTGAGCAATTACACCTGTATGAATACGAGCATTGTTGCCCTTTTCTTCAACTGCGGCTTTAAACTTAAACTTACGAATAAGTCCTTTTAATTTTGTAGCAACAGCTTTTTCTGTTTCTGACAATTCTGCAATTTCAGTTTTTTCACGTTCATCAGAGGTTTGAATTGTGCCGTTAACTGCGTACACGGCTTTCCAACGCAATGCTGTAAAACCTAGATATTGCGTATCATCTGCGCTTGGTCCTACAATAGATGATGTAACTTTAAGTTTGTCTAAATTTACAAATACATTGGAACTAACAGCAGTACCAGTTACTGTACCAGATACGCCAGAAATTACGTTGCTAGTATTTGCATTATCAAGAATTACGTTGCTTGTTGTGTTGACTACTTTATTGTTTAAACTACCTAAAGAAATATAACCAATAGCATCAGTATCAATCCAGTTTTCAACAACTACATCACCACAATTTGATTGTGTTTGAATACTATAAAGTGAATCACAAGAAGTTGTAATATTTTTTACGGTAATACCGTAAGAAGCAGTAGCACCGCTTTGACTAATCCAATATGTTGGGCTGAGAGTTATATCGTTGTCAATAAACAAACTATTTGTAATTGAAACACCTTGATTGTTTGTTCCAATTCCAAACCAAGCACGCCCTTCTGAACCATGATGATTAATACGACAATTATCAAAATTCACATTAAATGAATCTTGAATTAAAAAATATTCACCCGGACTTAATACAGAGTTGTAACCATCTTCAATAGTTACATCTTGAAAATCCATTTGATAACAAGTGTCAACAACAATAAATCGATTATGTGTTGCTGAAACGGTGTCATCTGGTTCAATAGCCAAACCTTTAAATCTAATGTTTGAACCAACCTCACAATTTACAGCAACGCCACTTGTAACACCTACAATTACATGATTAATGGTTACATAGTTTGTTGGTATTGGCCCAATTTTAATGCCATTTGCAACATTGCTTAAAAATACATTTTCAATAGTTGCTACGGAAGAACCGTTAACAATAAATGAATACTCTGAACTAGTAACGTCTTGATTGCGAATTTCAATATTTTTAGTTACAGAGTATTGTCCGGGTTGATAAAAACCAACACCAGAACTACCATTCATATCAATAGTCAAATCTGAAATGGTAGTGCAAGTACCACCAGCAACTCGTAAACCAGCACCTGTTGCACTTAAATTCTTAAGCACAGTTTTTTGCATACCAGAACCAAGAATACGAATTGTTTGGTTGGTATATAATCCAAACCCGGCAACTAACTCACTGAAACAAAACGTACCTGCTGGAAAAAACAAAGTATTACCAACACCGGGCGTATCACTTTTACAAGCAGCCATTGCATCTTGAATAGCTTGTGTTACATCTGTTGTATTATTTGGATCTGCTGTTGCTGCAATTTGAATAGGGGTCATGTAATCAAATACGTTGATCACTTCACCACTAATCATCGAATATGGAACTTTAGTTAAAGACATATTTGTTCCTTATACAAAATAAGTAATAACACCATTGAGCCATTTATTAACTCCACTCATACCAAGAGAAGATGGGGTTGCATCAGCACCAGTCCCTTCAACAGTTAAGTACGCATTTGCATCACTAGGAGAAATTTGAATTAAGGGAGTAATTGTTGTATTTGAAAAAATAACATAACCACCGTATGTCATACCATATGTAGAACTTGGTACAAATGGTAAATCAGAAATGGTAACATAATTAGTTAAAGTTCCAGATGCAGACACATAAAATCGAAATGTTGCTGTAACTTGACGACCTATTTTTGTATAACTACCATATTGAGCACCATAACTAAATGTGGCTCCACTTGAAGTCAACGTAGGAGTCCAAGTACCTTCTTCATAGTCAGCAAGCAACTCTGAAGTCATTGTGCCACTACCACTAGCAGTAGCACTAAAGTCAATGCCTTTGCCGGATGTGCCGATAATTAAGTTACCAGCATTTACAGTTAGATTATTAGAAGCATCTAATGTCATTCCAGTAGTAAAGGAAATAGGATCACCAGTTGTACCTGATGGTGCAGTATTCCATTGATGTATACCATTATACTGTATATATTGTGATGCATATCCAGTATTTTTATATGTCCAAACCAAAGAAGCATTTGTATATGCATTTTGATTTTGGTATAATTGACTTGTAAGATATGAATTGAGACTTCCAGAAGGTAGTTCTAGTGCTTTTGTATTAACATTCCAAGTACTTACTGAAGTTGAAACACCCACATTACCAGAGGTAAATAAAGAATTTTCAACATATAAGTTTTTAACACTTAATTGTGAATATGTTGGACTATAGCAAAAATTATTTAATGTTGGATCTGTAGAAAATTTAGAACCATCATAATAAAGAATGCCAGAGTTTGCATAACCATCTGGTGCTGTGTATGTAGTAGCATTTGAACCACCACTTGCAATTGATAATGGTGTTGTGGTTAATGATAAACTTTTTGCGCTAACATCTCGTCCTGCTGTAAGATTATTTACTGATACTTGTTTAGTAACACCACTTTGTACAATAGGTAATACTTCAGTTCCGGCTAACGGTGTAGTTGCCGCTGTTAATTGTGAGATTTTTTTATCTGACAATTTATTTCTCCTTAATTAATAAGCAATGTTATCTAAAATTCTTACTTGTCTGTGATAAAATGTAGCCCCACTGCCCGTACTATTTGTTATTTGCAAATTGCTACCAGACATAGAAAAAGAACAAGTACCAGCGGTTGTTGCATTTAATGGAGCAGATACCGCATAAGTTGATCCCATTCTAGTTACAGCACACAAAGCACTTGCTATATTATTAGTCACAGCAACAAAAGCAATTTGACCAATTGAATTGTCTGTAAGAATAGTTGACATATCTAGTAATGTTGTAGTTGCTCCAGATGAAACAAACGTACTTCCATAACTTTGATTAGAATTAAAAGCTGCCGCAGCAAAAGATAAAGCGTTTGGCGATCCAATTAATTTAGTAACATAATTAGAACTTAACTTTGTAGAATAAAAGTTTTTATTAATAGTTGATTGTTTAGAACTGTCCGGTGAAGCCAATCGAATATTACAGGAATAATAATCAACATAACTTGCTTCTGTAGCATCAGAAGTTAAACAATTGGCATCAACTCCAACGCACATAACTTTACCAGTATTTGCACTACCATAAATGTTCATCAAAGCACCAGAATAAACATCTTTTAATACAGCAACATCTTGTACACCATCAAATCTAAATGTAGATTGAGCATTTCCTAACCATAGATTTTCAAATGCAATTGTTTTAACTGTTTCGCCATCAAAATACTGAGAAAGAAAACCAATTGGATTTCCTGATGTATCCATATAACCAGAACATTTAAAATTAATTAACTTATGTCCACGAACAACGGTATCTTGTGCTCCAGCCTGAGTTAATTTATTAACATTGAGAGCAGATGTGTGAGGTGTATTTAATCCTGTACGTAATACTTTAATATTAAAATCAATATTTTCAATGGTTGCAGCGATTTCATCTCTAAAATACAAACTGACAGCATACCGAGTGCCAGCTAAAGCATCTGTTGTATTACCAGTATAATTTAATTTTAAATTGCGACAAATTCCACCACTAGAAGCATATAATAAAACATCGCTTAATGCTTGACTATTATCAGAAACTAACTGAACATCATGGTCTTGAGGATTATAACAAAAATATCCACGACCACAACTTTGAGTGGTATATTGTGCTTTTACATTATAACCATTTGTATCACAGAAAAATGGATAACCTGTATTTTCTGCATACATATTTTCTATGTTTACATTTGTTGAAGGATTACCAACTCCTTCTGGTTTAAATGCAATACTTTGGCTAAGGCTATATGTTTTGATATTTGAAAATTTAAAATTGTAACTTCCAAGAATATCTTTAAAAAAACCTACGCCATCTGTATAAATAGAAGTTCTTGTTCCAGTTGATTCAATAGTAAAATTAGAAAATTCAACATTAACACATGCTTGTGTTTGAAACATCCAAATTAATTGATTAGAACTAAAGTTTCTTGTAATTAAAAATGTGGCTCCATTACCATTAAAATTAATTCCATTTAAACTATTAAAATTTCCAAGATAATTTGTGTCATTGGTATCGGAATATACTAAATATGTTTTACATTCAAAGTTTAATTGACCACCACCATTAGATTGAAGATAAGAACATGCGGCACGAATAGCAGCCGTATCATCCGTGACACCATCTCCAACTGCACCAAAATCTTTGACATTAATAGTGTCAGAAAGTTTATCTGGTATTGTACGAGCAATAGCACCTGTAATATTTTGAGTGCTGTCATTAATGGTATCATTAACACCATTTAACCACTCACTAGTAATGGTAGTGCCTGTAGTAAATGTTACGTTTGTGGGTGCTGTCATAGCAACTCCTTATTAAAGTAGAATCTCACTACTATCCTCTTGCAATAACTTGTAACCATCTTCTAAAAGAAGAAATGCAAAGGTAGGTGAATAGGGATCAACAACTACGCCATATTTAGTATCAGTAATACCGTAGTCATCTAAATAAGGTAGTGTAGATTCAGGGTATGAACCATACACGTATTCTGTGGTGACAGACATTTATACACCCATTAGAACTTTAACTGTAGCATCAGTACCTGAAATAGCTGTAACACCTGCACGAACATATTTCCAAGGAGCAACAGTTGTGAAACCATCTGTAGCACTATCAGTGTCGCTTAGTGAAATAGTAGCAATAGTAATCCAGTTAGAGGCATTGCCTTTGTAAGTAGCTTCATCGTTTGAGGCTTGAATAATGACAGTCGCAGTTACTGCGCCATCGCCAGTTTCAATACCTTGAAAAGAAGCGTAAGGGGAATCTTTATATACGGGAGTACCGTATGTTGGGGTTGCAGTAGTAATACCAGCAGCAGGAGTTAGTTCGTAAACTTTACCTGATTTAATCCATGCATTCATTGACATAATTTTTTCCTTTCACCAAGTACGGTGCACATTAAGAACCGAACAATAAAAATAAAAATAGGGAGAGAATACTGCAATTACTTACAATAGACTCCCCCTATGGGTATAACTTAGTAGGTTTGACCTACTGATGGAATGTAGTATTCCACCTTAACTAACCAACTAGCAGCGGCTGAGTCAGCGTTCTGACCAGTGTAGCTAGCTTTGAATTGTGTGTCAGCAGTTAGCTGTGTACCAACATAGGAACCAGCAGCATCACCTGCAACGTGGTAGCCCTGACCTGAACCCTTAACGTCATATGCGTTTAGGATTTCAGTGCCAGCACCAACGCCTACAGTAATAGTAGCAGTACCTGTGTCGGTTGAATCAGCAGTACCAATAACATAAACACCAGCAATAACAGCAAACTTAGGTAGAGCAAAAGCAGTAAATGCAGTTGCGTCAGTTGTATTAATCTTGATAACCTTAGTTAGCGAAGCAATAGCTGGACGATTAAGTACTGTTACGCCCTGTGGACCAACATTACCTTGTGGCATAAATTTCTCCTAGAAGGAGGGGAGAGATACTTGTTCTCCCTCCCCTAGTTAATTAAACGCCTTGTGAGCCGTAAACACCACGTGGGTCAGACCAGCCGAATGAGTAACGAGCAGTAGCCTTGAACTTAGCGTTCTCGGTGTCGAAGTCGTTGTCCATTTCAAATTGATCAGCACGACGCTCAAAGTACTTGAGGCTGTCCTTAACATCAGTTAGAACGAACCATGCATCTGGATCGGTGAAGTAGTGGTTAACTACGACATCCTTGAAGATGCTCATATCTTTGATTGCGTTAGGATCGTTTAGATCAGTACCTACACGACCGTTAGCACCAAGGATACGATGGGCTTCAAACTGCTGCTGATAAGGGATAACAAGCTTTTGTGGCTTGGCAGCGATTAGTAGACCACGATCATCACGGAAACCAGCAATGTCAATAACAGCTTGCTCTAGAGCAGCTTCTGATAGATCAGATGCAACTGTTAGTTCGTTTGACCATGTACCGCCTGAAACGTTTGGATGGTCAGTAGCAATCATTTCCTTACCATCGCCACCAGCATATGATGAATCGAAAGCGTAATTGAAAATGTTAGCACCGTTGATTTCTTTGGTTTGACGCATTGAACGAGCTAGAGCCTTAGCCTTCTGAGCACCAACCTTACCATACTGGTCATCTTCATAGATTTCACGAGTAACGATGAAACCTAGTGCGTATACAACGTGGTTGTAACGTGAGGTGAAGCCTTGACGTTCAGTATCATACTGGATTGGAGCGCCTTCAGCTTTAACTGCGGCTAGACCAAATGAAGATAGACCGAGGTCTTCTTCGTATGCACGATCTGAAGTGTTCTTCTCGAATAGCTGTTCCCATTCAACTGGGTAATCAGCATACTCTTTACCATAGACTGAGTTTAGACCGGGCCATAGTAGCTTGGCAAAACTTGAACTAGTAATTACGCCTGACATTTAATTATCCTTTCCTATTAAACACCGGCTGTGCCAGTGCCACCCTTAAACTGGGAGTTATTTAGCTGTACTAGAACCTTGGTTGCAGCACCAGTAGCTTCGTTGCCAACAACTTGTGATGTGCCAACGATCTTGAATGGTAGGGTAGCAGTAGCACCCTTGTCACCGCAATCTAGTGAGTAAGCTGAATTGCCAGTAGTGGTTGAACCTGAACCAGCGTATAGGTTAGCGTTTTGACCAATGTCAGCAACTGCGAATGAGTAGCTTGAACCGCCGTTAGTGGCTTCTACTTCATAGATAATATCGGTAGCGTCAGCAACTAGAACATATTGTGCAGTTGAAGCTGGGCGATACTGAGGTGTATCTAGTGAGATTGAACCGGCAGTCATCTTGCCAGTGATTGGGTCTAGCTTAGTGTTGATTAGACCAACGACTACGCCAACAGCAGCAGCGCCAGTACCGGCAGTGCCAGCAGTAGCAGCGGTTACTT